CCACTAGGAAATGGCTAAACCCGATTTAGCCATTCCTTACACTATTTTATGATAAGAAATCGGGCACTTTTTCTGCCCGATTATTTATACCACTCCTTTTACCGCTCTTTTTAGTGGTTTCTTCCACTGAACACTGTGTTTTGAGCCAAAGGTGGCGGTTGCAGCATCACTAGCCAGTGTTAGACAGATCGCGTCGGCTTTATCGGGCGAAGGAAGCCCCCGTTTACGCATCTCGTCCTTACTTTCGATTTTCATCTTGCCACTCGATGTGAACTGATACCTGGGCGACACTAACTCAGCGAATAAGGCACTATCCACTGGCAGTTTACAATCCTTTGCGGCCAACCAATCCTTCAATTTAAACCACAGCTCTGCCCGCAGATTTAAATAAGTCCCACTCATCGAGCTTGCCTCACCGACGTTGATCCCTCTGACCGGTAGATCCAACTCTTGCAGCCGATCTACCACGCCGGCACCTAACCCTATACTATCGACCAGTATTTCAGTCGGTCGTTGGCGCGGGATAAGGTTGTTGTACCGATCCACCACCCGACCGGTTAGTTCCATCAGTGTTAGCCCCTTCCAGGATATTAACTCGGTAATGGCGTTGCCGTGACGTATAGCTAACACACTACTATCGGCACCAAACCGTGCCACATCCAAGCCCCAGATCGGTACGGTATCAGGATCAGTTTGAATATCTCGATTCTGTGCCGACTCGATCGTGTCAGCTGGGATAACGGTGTTGTCTTCTTTTAATGGAAACTCACCTAGAACACGGACCCTGAACTGGTTACTGTCCTCACCATATTTGACTTCCATCTCCCGAACGAACTCATCACTCACGCGTGGGGATTTAAGACACGAAACGTGCATGGTTTTCCAATCCGCTTTAACCCGGTGATGGGTGTCGTAGAACAGGCCCGATGATCGTGTGGGGTTTCCCAATAATACAGTCGTTGCCGAGTGACCCGACATGGAGCCAGACGCAGCCTCGAACACTTTCTCATCGATACCACTGGCTTCATCACAGACTAGCAACACGTTTTGTGAATGCACCCCCGCTAACGCTTCGGGCGTTTCGGCTCTTGCTGTTCTGGCACTGATAAACGCTTCTGATGGCGCTGCCTTTAAAACAACACGGTCGCTTGTCACCTCAAACAGCTCACCCACATAAGGTGGAAGGTTGCGTATCCAGCTCTTCAACTCCGCAAACAAAGCGTCGAACAACTGAGATGACGTAGGTGCAGTCACCACGATCTTACAAGGAAACCGCGTCGTCAGATACCACACCATTGCCCAGCTTGCAGCGGTGGATTTACCGGTCCCGTGACCAGACCGCACCGAGATCTTACGCTCACCGTTGGCGATGTGTTCCAGAAACTCAGCTTGCCACTCGTCCGGCTGAACTTGTAAAACATCCTTAACGAAAAGCACCGGATTGCTCCGGTACTTGGCGATGAAATCTATGTATGGGTTTTTGTTCATGCTGCCTCTTTTAATATAGTAGCGACGGTACTTTTCCCTATTTTACTCCAACCACAGCTATTATCATTAATACTATCGGCGATGGTGCGAAGGCCAAACCCTAGAGACTTCAACTGAATGATCTCGGCAACAGCAGAAGCTCTCCAGCTCTCTGCAACCACCGTTGACTCCTTCTCGATGCCCTCTTTACGATAACCCCAAGGCGCCTTGCCCCCACAGAAACCACCGGATGCTTTCTTGGCGCGTTGCCCTTTAAGGACACGCTCACGGATCAGCTCACGCTCATGATTTGCAAACGCTACTATGATATCGAACATCAACTTACCAATAGCGTTGTCCTCTGCGGTGAGTTCGCCTAAGCCATTAACGATCAATCGAACACCGTTGCGCTTCCAGACATCGATAGTCTTCTGACCATCCAAAGATGACCGGAACAGACGATCTATCGTCGCCACGATAACTACGTCACCTTCAACCAGGTTATCAAACACGGCACCCGATGGGCGCTTCAATAAAGGAATGCTACCAGACACGCCCCTATCTTGAACGATAAGTGGTTCGGGTAGATCGTGCGTTAGGGCCAGCCCTTTAGCGATGCGCTCCTGTGTATCTAATGATGTGCCATCGATCTGCTGGTCTGAACTGACCCTTCCATAGCCTATGACTTTCATTGTTTTGCTCCAATGTCATCCCACTTAACTATAGTTTCTAAAGTGGGTTCAACCGTATATAGATCATTTCTCCCATTCTTCCACACCTCAATCTTTAATCCCTCATCTACCTTTGTGACATCGATCCGTATATCTCCACCCAATGTCCTCTGAATATGCCCTTCCCCTAATTTATATAGATCCATAACCCCTCTCCAGTTTACGTCTTATCGTTAACGATCTTGATGTATTCCTTGATCTCTTCCAGCTTGCGCTCTTTCACCCAAAAGCACCTTTTTACCAGCCCTTGATCTTTCATCCTTTCACCAAACTCGCGTTGGTGGCGGGCGTTGTTTTCTGGTGTGTTTCTAGTCATTGGTTGGTTCCTTTCTATTCTCGATATATAGGTCGATGTGATGCTCAATGACATTCCAGTTGATTCCTACACTTGTGTCCATATATCTATGTACGTTTTCTAAAATCTGTTTAGCATCATATTCGTTTAGTTTCCCCTCTAAGTACGCTGGTGATCGTTGACGACATGACAACACATCCACAATAGTCCAAATGTCGGCGATAGCCTTCCCATCAATGATGTCTTGTTTGTTTAATTCAACAACTCTCCAATCTGATATGCTCATTTGATATTCTCCCAGGCGTTGATTTCAGCACCGAACTGGATTGTGTTGACTCTTCTACGGTATGTGGACAGATAGTCAGGCGTTTGTTTTTGTGCCACCAACCCACTAGCTGCGTCCTTCCGGGCTTGCGCTCGGTCAGCCATTTGTGTGGCGTGTTGGGCGATTAGGTTCTGCTGCTCTTGTCTAGTCATGATTTTCTCCGGTCGGTTGTTGTTGAACTCAAATACAGTATGTACTTATATCTAAGTATTAGCAAGGAAATAATATGATTTTTTAAATTAGGCGGTGGGGGTGTAAGAATATAGAAATTATTATTTTTACAGGTGGGGGTTCGTGTGTCTGAGGGGGTGACAATTATCATGACCCCCACGCGCTGGGCCGAAGGGGGGGTCATCGAGGCTCATCCAGGTGGCCGGCCGGCACCCTGGGATCGCTGCATGATGTAACTTGTTGATTTATATGGGGTTTATACTGTCCTAGCACTAGAGTGCCCGGACAACCCTGTTCTTAGGTACAGGGTTCGTTGCCAGATTATGTTAAATAGCGGTACAATCGCGCGTACCCGTGGTCGCTCCGGCACGGCGCGGCTCAGGCGTCGTTCTCGTCCCTTATCACCTCACCTTCCACCACCTCCGGTGCCGACATCTGACGCACTGCATCAAGGTGTTTCTGCGTTACATCTTCTACCTTCAGCTCTACCTGTTGCCTATCACCAAAGGTATTCCTGTCCATCATCTTAGCTTGCCACTGCCTCGACTGAAGCACCACCCTTCCAGCGTTCGGGTCTATCTTCCCATCCTCAACCAAGTCGGTGACCCTATCCACATCCTCGAAGTATCCCCAAGCTCGCGCGTGTTTCGCGTCCTCAAGACCCTTACTCAACGCCTCATCATCCTTAATACGCGCCATCATGCGCTTGTAAGGTACGTCCCTCGTCTTTGCGTACTCCTGTATCGATAGCCCATGACTCACCCGCGTAAACAGATCCTCCCAAAAGAACGCATTTGCCATCTTCTTGTCTGCCATCTCATTACGTCGCTTCCGCTCTGGTTTACCTGGCATCTCACTCTCCTCTTTCCCACGGCTCTTTCATAAGGCCGCTGTAAAGCGACTCACTCAACGTATCATACGCCTCGACGCATTTAGCTATCCTCAACTGAATTTCAGCCTCATCAGCAATACACTGCGTTGCTTGATAGAAACGTGCGTTAGCAGCCGTAATGTGTTTAACTAAATCCTTTATCTTGTCATTCATCTCCATCTCCCTTTCTTCATCTCTGATGCTTGATTTCTACACCATCGTAGAGGTCATATACTCTTCCACACTTGACCAAGTCAACGCACTGCCTATTCTTCAAACTATAAAACGTAACTAAGCCAGCACCGCACCAACATTTGTTGTCTTCCCTGTGTTTATACCCAACACCTCGATGCACACACTCGTTTACTGGCGGATTGATCCACCGGTTCAACCATTCAATCATTTCTTCTTCCCCATTCCATAATCAGATGGCAGCTCCATCTTCCTCAATTTACCCAAATACCACTCCGCTTTTTCGATGTCCTGGAGTGGGTTTCCCTTATGCTCATATCGCCATAAATACTTCATCACTTGCCCCTTTAAAAAGCCCTTAAATTGCACCTCATTCATCGAGGCTTCGATGGCCGAAATACACTCGATACTAGACCCGGTATAATGTGCCGGTCGGTTCACTAAATCGTCGTCACTCACCACCTTCTTCCCCTTCAAATAATCCCGTTATCACCAAAACCCCAAGACCAATCGTTATAAAAACCGGTGCCAAAATTATCCCAATCAACCATCCCACCAAACTCATCCTTACCTCCTCCGATTCTTTTGTCCCCATTAAGGGGGTTCTGTCCCCATTTAAATTCTTTTGTCCCCTATTCTGTCCCCATTGATTTTCCACCAAATATCAAATTCTTTTGTCCCCTTAATTTGGTTCTGTCCCCATGCCAAAAAAAGAGAAACTCAGCTATAGCTGAAAAGTCCATTCTTTTGTCCCCTATCAGGGGGTAAGGGACAAAAGGGACAAAAGAATTAAATAGGGGGTGGTAATACATTCTTTTGTCCCTTCTGTCCCCATTCCCTAGAAAAAGTGTAGTTTTTGGTGGTAAAAATGGTTATGTCCCTTTTGTCCCTTTAATACCGTTCTGTCCCTTCTGTCCCTTTAATACCGTTCTGTCCCTTTTGTCCCCCTTTTTTAGAAAAAGTGTAAACATCAGAATAATTCCTCAACAAATGAATACACCGCTGGCCTCCCCCTTTCATCCTCTAAACGCTGCATATTCCAGACCTTCTTTACCTTGGCAAAATCACCCGCATAATTAGTCAAAACGCGCAGTATCTTTTTACGATTCCAACCATCACGTTCTTTCACAAAATCGACGATCTCAGACTGCCTTGAACACCCTCCGCTGATGGCCTCATTAATGGCATCAATACCCTCTTGATCTTTAGCCTCTTGGATCAACGTGTTGGCATCGATAAACGCATCCGCAACCGACAGCCGTCGGTCATCATCAAACTCAAAAGTGATTGGCTCAAACGCGCCACGGACTTTATCAGGGCGTGTTGAAAGTGATCTCAGCTTGGTCCCTTCGTGGAATGGCTCCAGGTAAATCATATTATCTACATCGGAACGAAGATCACCTGTCCCCTCATATATCAAGTTGTCGTCAGCGTCCTTGTACTTGTTCGTGTGGCACAAACAGATCACGGTGGCACCTTTGGAGGTCAACCGCCTTAAACTCTTATAGAGACTCTTAGATTTCCGCTTGTCGATCATATCGGTCAACTTCTTCAACGTATCAATGATAATCACGGTGTGTTTTAAATCTTCCAGTGGCGAGGCATAAAGGTCGCTCATTAGTTTATTGACGTTGGACCCTTTAAGGTCTGGAGTCACCCACGTAATTCCAGACTCCTCGGCCTGTTTCCAATGCCGTTTGCTGCCTACGCCGGAGATATCCATGTTTATATAAACAACTAAGTTGTCGCTGGCTAACTCTCTGGCAAGTTCCATAAACAATAAGGTCTTACCGCCATTGGCTGGTGCTGGAAAAGCCGAAAGGTGACCTTTAATCACTAAATTATCGACCAGCCACACTGGATCAGAAAACTGGTCGATCTCCTCTTTAGTCAAGCGATGCTCGTCAAGCATAGTCATGAACGCGCCACTGACGTACTCACGCTCATGGTCGAACGCCTCATCAACTGCAACTTCTTCCACTTCTTCTTCAAACTCACCGCCCCAACCGGCATCTCGCGCCATCTTCAAGATGGTGGGGAAACCCACGTTGCCTCGGCTCGGATCATCAGTAAAAGAATTCCAACGATTAGCGTGGTTACAATTCAAATGCTCAGGGTTGTCAGATCTCGACGACCACTCAGCCCAAAGGCGTAAACCCTCAACAGCACCGGCATAGGCGTTATGAATAGCCATACCAACCGCTATCCACTCATCATGGTGCATGGCTGGATCTAACGCCGTTAGCGCGTCGGTGATAACGACCTTTTCCTCATCAGTGGCACATCCTATGCCCCAACCAGCTGATTCATCCTTCTCAACGCTCTCAGAGCGCTGTAGCGACGCTTTTTGCTCAGATAGTCCTAACTCAGAGGCATAAACCTCAAACTGCCTTATAACGTCCTCTGCTTGATCTGACGATAATGTGTCTAGTAGCATCATTGGCACATCACCGATGTCATTTCCGATGTAATGGTAAGGCTTGCCGGTGGTGGCGTGGTTGCCCCACACGACCGCCTGTTGGCCTTTACCTAAGATCTCGACCTGACACTTGTTGCCGTCGGCATCGATGTAGATTTTGGAGGCCAATTTAGTGAACGGTTGCTCTGTTCTGCAAATAAATAGCGTCTTTGGCGCGTTTCCGACACGTTCCAGCGATTGTGGGAACATCGGTCGTAGATAATCGACCATCAGTTTTGCTAGTTCCTCGTTGGGGATATCAACATCCACGCACGGAGTGTTTGCGGTTAGTAAGCCAATAGAGGCCAATGGGTGGTCCTTTGCAGCCTTGAGCATCTTCTTGGTGGTGAAATTAGACCAATCGGCGTTGATTGGTGCCTTGCCGTTGGGTTTGACAGGGATAATTTCATAGCCGGAGGCTATGAGATCCCGATGATATTCAGCATACATCTACTTCTCCAGTTTTTAAGTTCTCCAGTTTGAATAAAAAAAGCCCCGATCGAGCATAATCGAGGCCAAAGGCCGCTTGAGCGCTTGCCGAAATAGGATGGCCGCCACCGAGGAGTAGCAGCACAAACTGGTAAAGTGCTGCCTGAGTCGGAGTTATGGGTGGCGACCATGTATAGGTCAATCGAAGATGTCAGGACGGATATCTTTCTTGGATATCTCGCCGTTGGTGAGACGCTCTATCTCGACCGCTCTTCGGATTGGAATCTTTTTATCTCTAAACCATTGGTTCACCGCTTGCGGGGTGACATCTAATGTTCTGGCTAGAGCGCGTTGGGTTGGAAAGTATGTTTTTAACAAGTTCATGGTGACCGAATATACCAAACGCCTTGAGAATATCAAGCTGTTCTTAACTTATTTTGAGAAAAATGCGTATTAAACGCATAAATTAAGTCCCCACAAACACCCGTAGTTCTACGAAATGCCCACTAATTCACAGTAATTCTGCAAAAACCCCAACCCCTATTTCGGTAGTTAGTAAAGTAATCCTTTACATTTAGTTTTCTTGGGATATACTCCCTCCAAAACAAAAGAAAAGTAAAGGAGAAACGCAGTGATCGAAAGCATCGTAATAAACGGTATTCGTCTGGATGCCGACAAATCAAAAAGACTATTCATCTCAGCCGACGAGCGATACGTCATTCCAATGGATAAATTCGGGATTCCAACCACCGCCGAACTAATTCAAATCAATATCCCAAAAGACTACGCGGTGATGTCATGAGGGAAGAGGAGTCATGGCTTGAGGTAGTTGCCACAGGGTTGGCAATGGTCGGTTGCCTGGTTGGTGGTTACGTTCTAATGCTAGCGGTGGTGGTATGAGGGACATCTATAGAATAGCGAACGCTCTCGAACGTATCGCCGACGCCCTCGCCGACAAGGCCGAGCAGAAACCAACACTAACGCTGGTGGAAACACCACCGGAACCTGAGACATTTGAAAAACCCACACTCGAAGAACTACAAAACAGTGTCCGAAGTGGACTGATCCGCGTACACGGACGCGGTGAGGATCATGCCGCGCTCACGACCAAACTCATTGGGTTACCGTTGAAGGCTAACGAGATGGACGAAGCGCAGTGCATCGTCATGCTCGAAGATGAGTCTATCCAATGAGCGAACACGCGAAGTTCTCACCAAGTAGCTTGGGCCGGACGAAAATCTGTCCGGGGTCACATCAGTTAAGCATTGGGCAACCTAACATCAGTTCACCCGCTGCCGATCTTGGCACGATGCTTCACTCACAGGCCGAACTAGCTATAAATGGTAGACCATTCAGCGAGATATTGACTGACGAGCAGAAAGCGTTGGTGCAACCTTATATAGATTACTGCCTGTCACTCAAAAAAATCAGCGATATTGCTGAGACTGAGCGAAAAGTTGAGATCTTAGGTGAGAGATGCTGGGGAACAATAGACTTCCTCAACATAATAGGACCAAGGCTCACCATCGCTGATTATAAATCAGGGGTGATGCCGGTCGCGCCGGACTCAATCCAACTCATGGCGTATGCCCTTGGCGCGTTAAAGGAGTTCGACTTCGTTGGGATCGAGAGCGTCCATTTAGTGATCGTACAGCCTCAAATCAGCCCCGAACCACAGATCCATCGGACAACACCAGACGAGTTATGGAAGTTCGAGAAAGAGTTGGAGCAGATCATCGAGTTGGCTGAAGCTAAGAATCCAAAATTCAACACAGGCTCACACTGCCGATGGTGCAGCGCTTCGCCGGTTTGCGTTGCGGCCTTCGATGAAGCAACAGAAATGGCTACAAGCGATGTAGCCAAAATGTCGCTCGAATCTGTCGGGGTGGCGTATGCCAAGACCAAATTCATCAAGGGTTGGGTTAAGTCAGTCGAGGATCGCGCCAAATATGACCTGATGAATGGTGTTGAAGTACCAGGATTTAAATTGGTGTCAGGGAATCGTGCCAGAAATTGGCAAACAGAAGGCGTAGATATTCAATGGCGGCTCGAAGAGATCTTCGGTGAAAAGAGTTATGAGAAGAAGTACCTATCTGTCCCCCAAGCAGAGAAGTTGTTGGGTGGCAAAGCAGAATTTGCTGACTCTGAGTTATCAGAGTTTGTTGATGTTGGCGAAGGAGCGCCGACTATTGCCAGGGTTGGCGATAAGCGTCAGGCGTTAACGCTTGATGTCTTCAAAGATGAAACTAAAAAAGGAAAAGAAGATGCTATTAAAGAAAGTTAGATTGAGTTTCCCGGCGCTATTCACCCCGACGTCGTTTCAAGGTGAAGGTGAGAAGAAGTACGAAGCGACGTTCTTAATTGAAAAAGGTTCAGCGAACCACAAGGCGCTCGAAGCCGAAGTTGAAAAGCTCATCGCCGATGACCTTAAAGGTATCAAGTTATCGTCGGACAAGATCTGTTTGAAAGATGGTGATGAGAAAACCTATGACGGTTACGAAGGACATATGTTCATCAAGGCCGCGAGTAAGAAACGCATATCCATCGTGGACCAAGACAAAACGCCTCTAACCGAAGAGGATGAGAAGATCTACGGTGGGTGTTATGTGAATGCCATCATTGATCTGTGGGCGCAGAACAACCAGTACGGCAAGCGGATCAACGCCAGCCTTCGCGGTGTTCAGTTCGATAGCCACGGCGACTCATTCAGTGGCACATCTGCGGCCAGAGATGATGAGTTCGTTGACTATGAGCCTGACTTCTAATGATGTTCGCCGACTTTGAAACATTCTCTGAATGTGACATTAAAAAGTGTGGGGGTGCCAAGTACGTTCGGCACCCTAGCACCGAGGCTTTGTTGATGAGCTACGCCTTCAATGGTGGTGAGGTTCAAACATGGGACGCAACGCAAGGTCCGATGCCCGAAGAGGTTGACGAGTACCTGGTGACTGGTGACGACATCTGCTTTCACAACTCGGCGTTTGACCGAGGCGTGTTGGAACACGTTCTTGGGTACAGACTTGAGATCTCACGGTATAAAGACACGATGATCATGGCTTATCGGCGTGGGTACATTGGTGGCTTAAAGGATCTCGGCAAGGCGCTTGGGTTAGGTGTTGAACACCGAAAGCAAGCAGCCGATGGTTGGCGATTAATCCATAAATTCTGTGTGCCACGCAAACCCACGAAGAAAGATCCAAGCGTGAGGATTCTGCCGAGCGACGCGCCAGAGGAATGGGCGAAGTTCAAAGAGTATGCAGAGCATGATGTAATAGCCATGCGTGAATGCTACCGGAGATTGAAGTAATGGAAGACATCATCTGGATGCTCGATCAGAAGATAAATGATAAAGGTATTCCGGTGGATACTG